CCGTTGTTGTTACCGGCGAGGGTTACAGGAACTTTTAATGTTTCTCCGCCCCACTCTTCACCATTGCCCAAAAATCTATATGGAAGGAAACTTGTATCGCCGAAGAAGTTGTCAGTTTCTTGAGGAAGGATCACGTCTTGTGTTATTGCCGTAACTCTAGCTGTGAATGTCATAATTTCTTTTTGTAAAAAAAATACCAGCCGCTTTATGGAAATCCATTTTGGACTTCTGCGACTGGTCATTATTGACTCTGAAATAATAGTACAGAAAGAAACACATCCTTGTCAATATGGCATTTCTTACCAATTTCTTACGCTCAAACTTGAGGCTAGTCACAAAAAAACACCTTTGTCAGAAAAAATCTTTCATTGGTGTTTTTTGTGACCAATTATTCTGCCGTTGGAGAAACACTAACGACCGGCGTAACGGTCTTTGACGGAACGGTAGTCTTTTTGGTCGGTAACGGTGCAGCACTCGGCGATGCGTCAACAGTCGGAAGAACGGTCAGCCCGACACTTGGTGACGGTTCTATCGTGAGATAGTTCACGACAGGCTGAATCTCCTTTAGACTTTTGAACGAATACACACTAACAGCAAGCGATGTCAGCGCCACAGCTAAAGTGATGAACAGAAGTGTTCCCATCGAAATAAAACCTTTCATATATTATTCACCTCCCTTCAATATTATTGAATAGTTGGGTTAATTATAGCACTGCGGGGTGTTCCTTGAGGTGGAGTCTGAGCCCCATTTGAGGAAGGCGTGCCGGGATTGGGTGATGCGGGGTTGTCGCCGGACACTCCGGGCGTTGGTTGTTGTTGCTCTGGTGGCATACCGGGTTTATCTTGCATCCCCATTTCCTGCTTGGCCGTGGCCAACTCCTGCTGAACGTGATTCATGTGAAGCGTTTGAATCTCCGGGGGCAATGTCTTGAACTGTGGATCATTCATAAACGCTTGATGTGTTGCAAGGTGTTCTTTTGTTGGGTGTATTTCCGGCGGGACATCTTGGCCGGAACTTAATACTTGGATATGTTGCAATGCGGAAGGATCAGCGGTATTTGATCCCGGCGTGAATCCAAGCACTTCTGTCATATATTGATCGGGCAATAATCGGTACATAAGATTTTGCTTTGCCCATTCTTTCGGGTTTTCTTTATTTAAGCCCTTTGCAAGGTTGAGCGGATCAAGCATCGGAGCCAATTGCAGTGTTTCTTCTTTGAGTGATGCGGGGTCTTCCGGCAGTACAGAACCGGTTTTGACTTTCAAACCAACATTATCCTCGATCTGGTCGCGGCCATACATGAAGAATGATGTCAAACTGTCCTCAGATGAATACCGGAATAGTTGAGGCGTATCGTAGAAAACTTTGAAGCATTGAGTAACGATCTTATACAGTCTGTCTGCGCCGTCTTCTATTGACGTAGCCAGCACATTGATACGTGCTGCATCACCTCGTTGACTCATAACGTCTTGGCCAAGTGTTTTGCTGCCGGTTACTTCTCCGCGGATTGCACCATGTGTAGAATATATATTGTCTATAGAATTTCTGGCATCCATGCGTTCCTCACGGACATAGGTTGCCAGCTCGTTGTATGGCAATCGGGCAGCGGCTTCGGTAACATTTCCCTTCGACATCACTCGTTCACCGGGATCGCCCAAGAGCTTTGCCACATCATCGGGCTTGACCATTAGAGAATTCCAGATCGTGCCACTGTTGGCTTGTTCTGCGTTTTCCACGACCTGACGGCCTATTTTGTTATTGATCTTTTGCAGCGGAATGGCCTGATCCATAAGAGAAGTATCATCAATTATCCATTTGCCAAGATTGAGAAAATTGAACAAGGCATAGGGCTTGGTGGGTTTTTGCAAAAAGTTTGCTTGTCGATTTTCTCCACGCTCCGTTGTGTACGCTTCGTCATAGTTCCAATATGGTGATTTTGTGGAATCCAAAATAATGTTTTTATACTTCCACACAATCCCCTCTGTGCGCTTTCCTTCTTTGAAGAACGTATTGTGAATTTCTAGGTATCCTTCTCGGGAAGTAAGCTCGCCGGCCTTTTTCCCTGACTCTCTCATAATGTCGTCTTTTTTATCCTCATACCGTTCGCACAGCTCTTCAATCGATGCGGATCGATACTCTGCAATCAGTGGTACATCGGAAATATCCTGAGCGCCGGCATCAAGCACAATGCGCTGTGGCCGGACAACAACAACATCCACATCACCGAATCGAGATCCGTCTTCCTGCAAGGCTCCCATTGTATCGTTCCACAACACTTTCATAACTCCCAAGCGGTAGCCCATGAGTAAGTGACGCGCCACCATTTGAAACTTTGATTTGAGGTAGAGATCTTCGTACTTACACAAGAGCGCTTTTTGAAGGTTTTGCGCCAGTTCGTAGGATGCTTCTGTGTCATATGCTTGCATCACTAGGGGTTGTGGTGGGCGAGAAACTGCCAACGCAACGAGGGTTTCGATTGCGATAAATATGCGGTTATCTTTGTACTCAACCTGCCAATCGTACAGGTCTTCTTGGGAGTAGTAACTATTCAGGTAGAAAGAATCTGCGATCGTTCGGACAGTATCAAGTTTGAGCTGATCATTCCAGAATTTTTCTGATTGTTTTACCCGATCGCCTACTTGTTTGGCTATTTCTTCGTCTTCCATTCCTAGCGCAAAGACATCGAGATCCGGGGTCATTTGACCTTCGATTCTTTCGAGGCTCGACTGTAAGGGCATGATTATTTCATTCATACAAACAGGTACAAAATGTTATCTTTTCGGCATAAGCTCCCCATCAATTTGCCGCTTGTGACATCCTCTTGTGCAATTTTAATTTCCACCTGTGCCTTTGGTTCATTGTATACGGTTTGAACAATATTGCCACACTCCCAGCAACGATATGGCAAACCTTCCGGGACAACTCTATCAGATAGTGAAACGGTGAAGTATCGACGGGTGGCAAGTTTTTCTTCTCGCTTGTGTTGTATTTCTTCGGGCGTGAGAGCAGAACCGTTCATAGATACAGTATGGAACAAAAGGTCGTGCTTTCGCAACTATCTTTTATACCACGGCTTGCTTTTTGGTCGAAACATCTGTTGTACCATCTGTTGCGGGTTGAAACTTCCGTTGACAATTGTTTCATCTGGGTTGACATAGAGCGCTTTGGGTATCTGGTTCTTTGGCTTATTCATCGGCGTTTTGATTATCTGACCCCGTGACAATGTTTGCTGCATGGCTACTTTCCAGAGTATTGTTGCATGCGCCTTATGATCTGGCTTTTTGGTTCCGGTTTCCTGTCCGATCGTTCGCCACACTCCTTTTCTGATTCCCTTGTCACTTTCAACAACGATCCTATAAAGACGCGCCCAGTGTTTGAGGTACTCATGATTTTCCAGTTCGTCCAGTGTCATGTTGAACAAAATATCCTGTGCGTTTATGTCGGCAACGACGGCATCAATGATTTTAGTGCGGTCAGAAAAAACTGACGTGCGCTTCTCATCCTCTCCCCAGACGATCACTTCAGCGAGCTTTGTATCATCTGAGTACCAATGAACAAACACCTTGCCGGGGTACTTATTGGCCAGTTTGAGCGGGGGAGTCGGATAGGGGTTTGAATCGATAACCATATAGGCATCGTATTGGTTCCGCAAATTCTCAATTTCTAGCCAATCGTCTGTTTCACCCATCGCAAAAACGCCGTACTTGTTCCCAATCACATAGTTCATCGTCTTACCGTTATCAACACCGATAGCCACATCGGTCATTGGGTTAGCGGTGGGGTAAATACACTTGATGATTGCTTCGCGGGATACTTGAATGTCTTTTGAGGTGAAGGGAAGACCGAGCGTAAAGTTGTAGAAAATTGATTGATCACCCTTTGAATCCTTGATGATTTCTGAGGCTGGTATCCATGTAGCCATGAGCTGAGAGATTTGATAGCCTGACCTTCTGCGCCCTAAATATGTTGGAACCCATTCGCCATTGATCCGATCTAAATCAGACAGCGGCCGGTAACATCGTTTGCAGATATATTCCTCAGTCTGCATGTTAATTGACTCCGGCCATGTGAGCTGTTGGTGATGATTACACCGGGAACACTTGATCATCCATCGCTTCTGATCGCTCCCTTGATATAGTTCATCGACCCCAGCACCGTCGAAGGTCGGATTGCTGAAGCGCCAATCAAACCCTAAATCTGGCCGGGTAAGTCGTGAGGCATCAAGACGTGTCTGATAGGTATCAACCGCTTTTTTGTTTGACCGGTCATACTCATCAGAGATAACCACATGAGCAGAAAGTGAGATACCCGAATCCTCATCCCATGAAGACCTGAAGTACAAAAACCGTTGTAATGCCCCTATGCCAAAAGACTTGAGGCCGAGGTTGTCCGTACTTCCCATCATGTTTTTCAAAGCTGGGTTACTGGATATAAGCGGATCAACTTTCGGAATAACGAAATCCTTCACGATAGATTTTGACGGGAGTAAGTAAATAACGTTTGCCTGTTTGTAGTGACAAAGATGCGCGGATTTTATAATTGCCGCCGTGGAAAATCCCACCTGAGAACACTTCACCGCCACAATTTCCGGTGATTCATCCATGTAGAAATCAAGCAGAAACTTGTGTCGATCGAAGGTTATGGGGTCGCCGTTTTCATTGACTATGTGGTTATAGAGAACGAAAGCACCGGCATTAAATTGCTGCCCTACGCTTAAATCGATCATGATACCTTAGAATAGCTTATGGTTGAGAGCTTTCCAAATGCGCTGCAAGAGGGTTGGGTTTATGTCGCTTACCTTTGGGACAGTAATAGGCGTGCCATTATCCCATTCGGGGGCAATAGGTGGCAGTTCTGATGTCGGATTGATAATCTCTATTTGGGGTACTGGTACGCTCTGAGGGCTGCTTGTTAGTCGCTCGAATTCCCGGAAGGTTATCACTGCAAATTTAGGACGATTGTTCTTCGTCAATATAACCGGCATGTTAGCGATACCCTTGAGATAGGTATACATGTTTCGTTGAAAATCTCGAACGCCTACCTGTTTGAATGGTGTTTCTTCCTGCATATAAAAACACTCAATAGCCGGCTGTCGGTCAGTTATTCCGCCGGGCTCCTATCACACAAACTGCATAGTGACTTATATTCGTGCGCTTACCGACGCTATCAAGTGCTAGACAAAACAAACAAAGTGCCTGCCGTCACTTTGTTGAGCGGGATACCGGTATCGATCCGGTGTTCTCAATTTGGAAGATTGACGTGTTGCCATTACACCAATCCCGCAATACCATCTATAGCCGTCTTTGACCAGTGGCGAGGCCAGCACCTCCCGGGCTATTCGGTGGATGAATTATCGGGGCGTTCCATCATCATACGGCCAATTTAGCACCCTTGCGGGTAGCCCCTGCACGTCGGTGGACAATAGAGGATTTGAACCTCTGACCCTCCGCTTGCAAAGCGGATGCTCTACCACTGAGCTAATCGCCCATTAACGAAACACGGTGTCATGCGTATCAGTACTACAATGATCGAAATGATCTCTGCCTCCCGATGCCCTAAGTCCTGTATCTCGTGTATATATTTATATTACTTTTTAGCCCACATCATCGCAATACCTACTGCCATGACAACTGCCCCAATCAGTTGAAATGGTGCGCCAGAAACAAACTCCGGCAACACAAGAAATATGAACAGGCCTGTCCATGTTATCTGAGTACTCATGCTTCTGATGGCTTGCCTTCTGCCGCTGGATCTACAACGGGAGCCGGTGCGGGTTCTGGCTTCGGTTTCATGTCTGGAAAATAACTCTCAACGAGCGCTTCCGTATGCTTAGGACACATATGTTTTGAAACCTGATTGCTCATAAATTTTCCCGCCGGTGAGCCCTCACTCATTATGTTGCATCCAACTACATCACACTTATATGCTTCTGCCATACTTATCACCTCCATTCAAAATTATTGTACAGCATTATAATGCGGACATTATAATGTGCCGTTTTGCCACATCATCATGCGGCCGGTGCCTCACTCTTTGCGGGTTCCACTGTTGTTTGCGGGTCTTTTGGCAGTCGTTCGGCCGGACTGCGCTTCATCTGTTCGCTAACCTGCGCTGTGTTTTCAGCAGCAGCGGTCAACTTTAGTTTTGGCGTGTACGGTACGTCTGCGTAAAGAGATCGAATCATCCACATACTCCCGTCTTCAAAACAGGTTATAGCTTCAGATAATTCACGACCTCCGGGAACTTTTGAAACAGCCCGAATGTCGCGGTCTTCACGAAGCAACTGCAAAACCTGATCCATCAGGTCGCGTGCTTTTTCTATTCTCGTTTCGTCAATTACTCCCATGATCTTCTTCACCTCCCTTCAAACTATTCAGCATGTCTATAAAGTCTTGCTTATTCATTTCACCACGCTGCACCATTTTTTCCAACTGTGCAGTTCTATTCATGCCAGCCTTGAAGAAGGTTTCTGTCATTATTCTTAGGGTATCAACGGTTTTAGGGGTAAGGCCAAAAATGCGGGTGAACACTCTGAAGGTTTCCTCTCGTTGATCTTTTATTTTTTGAGGCGGGTCAAACGCTGGGTGTGAGGCCTTGAATTTCATGGTTATCGAGATACGCAGATCATGGGCGACTGTGAAATCGGCCTAAACCAATATTGACCGCAGTACAAAAAATATCCGACTAAAAAAACGATAAGAATAGTTCCCATCAAAATGTTTACTAACGATTTCATTCCCATAATTTCCCACTTCTTCCCATTCGTTTATTGTGGCCTCCATTCCGTCTTGGTACATCGTTCCGCCTGTTGATCATATTCAACGCATACTATACGGAGGTTCACTTCTATGAAGAAGAAAGCGACAATAAACGCCGCCGCAAGCAAAACATAGAGCAATAGATGTGGTAAGTGTTTTTTCATCGGAGTGACGCAATAATAATGTTTATCTTGTCTGATACAGCAAGCAGTAGCCCTGCAATAAATCCGAGCAATAAAATAATGAATTTGCGTTCAAAGTGAT